AAACTTTGCAAGACGCACATTTAACAGGCGCAGAATCATTAAAAATATTTGGGAGCGATGCAGCAGCGGCAGGAAATATTTTAGCTGCAAACTCTACAAAAATAGATGAATATGCAAAAAAATTAGAAAATGCAGGCGGTTCAGCTAAAAAAATAACTGATACATTAAATCAAGGTTTAGCAAAAGCGTTTGACGCGTTAAAAGGCACACTTAGTGAAGCAGCATTGCAATTAGGCGATTCTGGCTTAAAAGGCGCATTGACCGATGTGATACAACAAGCAACAGGCGTTATTGCCATTTACGAAGGGATGGGCGATAAATTTGCAGAATCAAATAACTACACAAAAGAACACTACGATAATTTAAAAAGCGTAGCAGACGAATTAAAAATTGTTGCAGGTGCTGCTGGCGGTATTGCAGCATTAACTGGCGTAATATGGGCTGCTAACGCGGCTATGTTAGCTTTTAATGTTGCAACCCGTGCTAATCCTTTAATTATGGGCGCAACAGTTGTAGCGGCAGCCACAGGAGCGGCATTTGCAAAGATTGCAGACAATCAAAGCACCATTGATAAACAAATTGAAACAGCAGAAAAACGCATTGCTGCAATGGAAAAATATGGCGTGCCTAATTTAATTGGTACCGCTATTGGCTTTGATACTGAAAAAGAACGCACAAAATTAACTGCGTTAAAACAATTTAAAGAAGAACAACTTGCGGCAACAAAAGCAACTATTGATGCAACGGCAAAAACTCAAGAACATGCTAAATCGGAAAAAATTAATGTAGCAACATTAGAAGAAAAAAGCGATAAAACTAAAAAATTAACAGAAGAACAAAAAAAAGCTAATAAAGAACAATCAGAATATCAACGCCTAATTGAATCTACGCCTTATGGCGAATATAACGCAACTATTGATAAGTTAACCGAAGGTTTAAAACGTGGCGGTGAAGCATTTAGAGCAACTTATTCAACAGGTATTGATGAAGCTAATAAAAAATTATTAGATTCTACGCAATATATAAAAGATCACACTACTGCGCTTAAAGAACAACAGCAAGCACTAGAAAGAACAGCTCGCGGAAAGTTTGAAAAAGGCTATAGTGAATTAATGACGCAAAAACCTTATATGTCCGATACTGAATACTCAGCAGGGCAGGATAAGCTAAACGCTGATTATTTAACTCAGCAGCAGGGTGTTGATTTTAAAACGCCAGCAGAACAAGGAAAAGAGGCTTTAAAAGCATTTAACGATGAAATGGATAATACATCAAAGGCGTTTGATAAATTAGGCAACAGCGGCTCAATGGCGTTTGATGGAATACTTGGCGGCATTAGCGCGGTAGCAGGTGCGGCTTCATCATTTGCTACTGAAATAATAAAAATCAGCGACAAACAACAGGCATCACAAGAAAAATATGACGCAGTAATTAAATCAGTAGGTGTAACAGAATCAGAAAAAGCAGATGCCACAAAGAAATTTGCAGCAGATAAAATAAAATTAGATGCTCAGGCATTTTCGGCAGAAATAAGCGGAGCGCGTCAAATTGCGGGAGCTACTGCAAAATTGTTTGGCGAAAAATCAGCCGCACGCAAAGCATTTCACGCAATTGAAATGGGTATGTCGGTTATTGAAATGGCAATGGCAGCAAAGAAAATGATTGTTGATGTTGCCGCTGGGGCGGCTCGTATGTTTGCGCAAGGTGGGTTTGCTGGGTTTGCTGGTGTTGCGGCAATGGCGGCTATTATGGGCGGACTTGGTTTTGCTATGGCCGGTGGTGGCGATAAAGTCACAGATTTAACAACACCTGAAACATCAACCACTGGGAGCGTGTTAGGCTCAGACGGTGCCTCAGCATCAATCAAAAACATTGTTGACACACTTAATTCAATTCATGCAAGTGAATATGTTGAGCTGCAAGGAATCAATAGTAACTTTCAAAATTTAACTAAATTAACAACAACATCATTAGCGTTAGCACTTAGAGATAGGGGCTCTTTTAATTATTCAGCAGATCAATTTAAAGGTTCAGGCGTATCTGCAATGGCAATGGTTACTGGGTATTTGGTCGCGGGTGTTGTTGGGATTTTAGGGGCAGTTTTACTAGGAGTTGGCAAAGTTAAATTTGAAGCAGTAGGCGGTGGTATTGTCAGCAAAGCTCAAAAGCTAATGCTTGATGGGATGGAAAAGCAAATTGAAGTCATGGACTATACAAAAATAAAGAAAACCGTCACCGGTTGGTTTAGCAATGATGTCACTTACTTTGACGTGATAACAGGGGCTAATAGCCAGTTAACTAAATTATTTCAACAGGTTTTTAGTAATGTAGGCACAACATTATTGCAAGCTGCTACAGATTCATTCAAAGATACGTCGCTTTTAAATACTGATTTAACACTACCGCGAATTAAATTATCTTTAAAATCTGGCGAAAAAAACAACGCAGAAAATCAAAAGAAAATTGAGGATGCAATCAACAAAGCAAGTGACGACATTGCAAGTCAAGCGTTTGGGCGTTACTTATCCGCATTCCAGCAAATGGGCGAGGGATTGTACGAAACTACAATTAGACTTTCAGCGCAAGCTGCTGTGGCTAGTGGCGGAATGGAAAAGTTGGGCATGAAAACTAATTTGACAGGCTTAGGGCTGATTACGTTCTCTGATTCATTGACTCGTGCATTTGGTGGGTTAAAAGAATTTAAGGCAGGCATTGACAGCTTATATGAAGCATTTACAAGTGACCCGCAAAAATTAATTGATTCTAAAGAACAAGTAGCCGATTTTTTAAAAAAATTAAAGGCGCCTGCTAGTGCTAAATTGCCAGCTGAAATAACAAGCAAAGCAGATGCTGCTAAAGTTAGAGATTATTTGCTTAAAACATCAGAAAGTTTATCTGATATAGCTGGGCAGGTCGGGTTAGCGAGTAATGTAAAACCAGATTCAACGACAGCAGAAGGTTTGTTTAATAAGTTAGCGGCTGATGCTGGCTTAAAAAAAGTATCAAAAACAATGATAAAAGATACAGGCTTTGAAAATATCACAAAAGATATTATTTCTGAAGCGGTAAAATTATCTAAACGCTCAATTAGCGGTGAAGATGGATTAGCAATATCAAAAAGATATGACCCTTTAATAAAATACGCTACAGAAAACGCAAATTTTTTAGCATCTAACCAAAATCTAAAAACAATTAGAGCAAATAAAGAATTAGAGAAAAGCCTAACAGATTTAGACAAAGCAATGCCAACAACAACTGAAGAAGCGGCAAAACTTTCTGAAGAACTAACTGCATTATCAGACAAGGCAGCACTACAAGTTTCAACTTTTGAAGGCTTAACTAAATCAACTTTAAATGTTATTTCTTCACAAGAAAAATTAGCCGAAGCAGGAAAATACGTCACTGACTTTTCAAAATCTATATCGGCATGGATTAAGAATGTTCGCGCAACAACAGGTTCGCCTGTGAATCAACTAGGCATGGCTAAAGCTAATTTTGAGGAGCAACTAAAACTAGCTAAGTTTGGCGCAACAGCAGAAGAAAAACGCTCAGCATTGAGCGGAATTACCGGCTATGCTGATACTTACATGAACGCGATTAAATCTTATTACGCAACAAGCGAAGAAGGTCAAAAAGCAATTGAAGATATTATGTCGCAAGTTAGCGGATTAGGGCAGTCAGTAGACGTGCAAGAATTACAGCTTGGCGCATTGCAAGATATTAAAGATGCTATTGATTTTAGCACTATTGAAATCCCTAAAGGTATTAGTGAAGCTAATGAAGAGCGATTTCAAAAACTAATTGATGCTACAAAATCGGCAGGCGAAGCGGCCTTAAAAAATCCAACAACTGATAATTTATTAAATTATAACGCTCTTGCTAAAATTGTTTTATTGATTGATAAATCTGCGCAACAAGGTGCTGATGCTGCCTTTATGGATAAATTAATTCAAAGCGTTGCGGGAGAATCTGGGCTGCAGGCAGGAATTGAATTAATTATTGATAAGGTGGATTTTGAAGCAGCTAAAAAAGAACAGATCATTGCTAACGTATTGTCGTCTTTTAACGAAAATAGATTAACGCTAACTAATTTTGAGTTTGACGTGCAGGCAGCTATTGATGCGGCAAAAGAAAATGTTTTGGCAAGTTGGGGCGAGTTAAAATTAAATGTAACGAATGATGAAGCTGTTAATAAGATTGTTGAAATTGATCAACTATCAAAAGAGTTAAATGAGTTAATCACGACAAAAAATGGCGTTACAATTCTTAATGATGACGCTAAATCTAAAATATTAGAAATTGATAAGTTATCTAAAGAGTTAAATAGTTTAATAACTAAAGATAACTCATTGGCCGTATTAAATGATGATGCAAAATCTAAAATTAATGATTTAATTTTATTAGCATCTAAATTAGCAGAAAATGTAAAAACTGAAAAAGCATTAAACGTTAGCGCAAATACTGCAATAGATAATATGCTTGAAGTTCGACATTTAACGGCTAACATTGAAGGTGGTATTATTGCTGATAAAGAATTAAATATTAATACAGATACAGCAAATCAAAAACTAACTGATTCAATATTATTATCAGGAGAATTTACAGCAGCAGCAGAGCTTGTGCCTGTAATGGATGTTAACACTACAACAGTCATTGCAAAAATAGCTGATGTTATAAACTCGGCAACAACTGCAACTGCAGCATTATCAGCGTTAAGCGGTGCAAGAGCCGCTGATGCAGAAAAGGCAGTTGCTGACGCGGCTAAAGTTGCTGATGCGGCTAAAGTTGCTGATGCAGCTAAATCAAAAACAAACGCAGAGTTATTAGGCACTAAGTGGACAAGCGCAGACATAGATTCTGGTGAACTTACTTTTGATGAATTAACCAGATTGCGTGAATTAAACTCCGCCACCAGTAAAACAAACGGAACAAAAAGTTTAACTTCTTTTGACGAATTTCAATTAAATGAATATTCTGGTCAGTCAAGCTCATGGATGAACGCATACGCAAAAGGCGGCATTGCAAACACACCATCAATCTTTGGTGAAGCAGGCGCAGAGGCGGCTGTACCATTGCCTGACGGACGATCAATTCCTGTCACGTTATATAATTCAGCAAATGATTCAAGTGTTAGCAGTGAAGAAACCATTGCAGAACTCAAAGCGCAAAATAACAAACTTGAAGTGCTTGTTAATACTTTAATGGCAACATCAAAAGCAGAACGCGAAAAAACACAGGAGCTAATTGACGCAATGAACGGATTACGATCAGATACACGATTAGCGGCAAGGGGTTAATTATGTCTATATGGATTGCAACGATTGGCGCGTTAGACGGCTCAAACACGCCAAAAACGCTATATTTTAGTGACGTATCGTATATTGATAATGATGGTAATTATTTTGAAAACCGAATGTTGCAACCGGCATTGATAAAAGTTAGCCCTGACGATGGCGGAACATTTAAAATATTTTCAACGCCTTCAATCGGTGAGATTCAGCTAATCAATAAAGACGGTGGTTTGAATTATTTAATGGATTATGCGTTAGACAATGGCAGTATTTCATTATCGCTTGTTGTTGATAATGGCACAAAAAACGATTATTTAACAGGCAAAATTGAATCAATGCGATTTAGTGGCGATGCTGTTTATTTAACCGTGCGATCAATGTCGGAAGTATTAACACGCAACCACGTTAATAATAAATTTTTAGGCAATAATGCGTTGCCTAATGGTGTTGAAGGTGTTGCTGATGACATCAAAGGCAACGTTAAACCTCGCGTGTTTGGTAGTGTTCTTAATGCAACGCCTGTGCTTGTCAATACTTCACAATTAATTTATCAGTTTTCTGACAGAACGACAGCAACCATTAGCGCAATTTATGATAAAGGTGTTGCGCTAACATTGCATCAATCTTACACATGGGCTAACTTTGCATCGTTTATGGCTCATACAAGCATTGCAAGTGGTAGATATATAATTTGTGCTGGATATGTAAAGTTAGGCACAACACCAGCAGGAACGGTAACGGGTGACTGCGCTGATTCATTAACGCTTGCTGGTGACGTATTTGAAGCAATACTAGCTGAAGAATCGCTAACACTTAACGCAACAAGCAAAACCACATTAAATGCAATTGGTGCAGTAGGAATTTACGTTACTGGTGAAACAACCACCACGCAATTACTTAATCAGATAGCGCAATCATGTGGCGCGTATTGGTATTTTTTGCAAAATATCGTTTATGCAAAATTACTTGCGCTTGCTACTACATCAACACTTAGCCTAACCAATAGTGAATTAATCACCATTGATATTATAAATACAGGCTTAGGTGAGAATGGATTGCCAGTTGAATCAATTTCTTTTAATTACGATCATATTGAAACCGTGCAAAAAGAAACCGATTTGGCAGGATCTGTAACCGTTGCGCGTAAAGCAGTGTTGTCAAACCAGTATCGAAGTAAATTTATTAATGACGCAGCAGTAAAAACACGACACCCACTTGCGCCTGCAATTAAAATTGATAGTTGTCTTCGCCTTGAGGCTAACGCAACAACTGTAGCCACTACGCTATTAAACTTATCAAAAGTGCGTGTTGATACCGTAAACATTACAGCGGTGGTTGACGAGATACCCTCACTGCAATTAGGAGATGGCGTCATGGTATTTTCAGATAAGTTAAGTTATGATTACGGTAAATTATTGACGATCATTGGATTTCAAATTGATGCAAAAAGAAAAGAAATTGTTTTGGAGTGCATTGGATGACAAGTAATATTTCTTTAAGTTATCCAAACCGGATAGACGAATGCACAATTACAGAAACTACTGCAACCACGTGGAACGCATTGCTACCACTTAGCAACATTCAAAACCCTGTTATAAAGCGTGTTGCACGATCAACCATTGGCGATAGAACATCAACGCTTAAAGTTAACCTTCCTTATGAGCCGCGCAGTATTGGCGTAGTATCGTTAATTAATCATAATTTAACCACTAATGCAAAGATCAGATACATTGGCTATAGTGGTTTAAATTTTACGGGAGACGTGCGGTTTGATAGTGGTGCTGATTTTCGCGCATGGACAATTCTCTATCCAATTTATAGCGAAAATACAGCCGGCACAAAATACCCTTGGGAATCGCGCAACTGGTGGCTAGGTTCAATTGAAGAAGATCAGCGCAAAAGTTACACATCAATGGGAACGTATTATCCTGACGATAACGCAATGGTGCGCTCAGTAAAAATTATTATTGATGATACCCCATCCGTTTCAGCAACTAGCACAACAAGCGTAACCGTAGGCACGGGTGAAAAATCCTTTACAGTAGGCACTAACCTAAGTTTTATTGCTGGGCAAGAAATAACCATTTATAAAACTGGTACAATAACAACTTTTGTTGCGGGAACAGTACAATATTACGCCCCATCAACAGGCGCATTAGTGTTAAACTCTACCGCTTATGGCGGTACAGGTTCGCACAGCGCGTGGTCTGTAATCAACGGTGAAAACTTTATTGAAATAGGTCGTGTATTTTTAGGTCGCACAATTGAGCCTAGTATTAATCCTGCTTATGGTGATATTCAGCAAGGCTACACTGATTTAACAGAAATACAACGCTCGGTTGATAATACAAAATATTATTATATTAAGCCAAAAATGCGCACGTTAGCATGTATTTTAAAACATATTACGCAAGATGAAGCATTTAGCGGATTTTACGATGCACAACGTGAAGTTGGGTTAAGTGGTGAAATGCTTTATAGTTATTCAAAACCAGATTACATTGGCAGTATTAATATGACGGTTGATAAGAATTTTTACGCCCGCACATTTTTATGTAATTTTTCAGAATTAAGCCCAATTGAAAACCCATTTGTTAATGGATTTCAAACGGCATTAAAATTAGAGGAAATAGTTTAATGAGTTCAGTCACTTTTAGTACAACAGTAGGCGGTGACGGTTCAACTGTTACCGATGATGATAATGCCACAACAGGATTAGGCAACGGTGGCGCGTTAATTCGACTTGTGCCAATGATGCAACAGGTTGTAAACGTTGCTTCTTACGTTGTTTCAGTTGGTGGTGCGGCAAGCAGTGATGCTATTGATGCATCAGCAAGCGCAGACGCAGCCGCAGCAAGCGCAACAGCCGCAGCGGCATCTTATGATTCATTTGATGATAGATATTTGGGTGCAAAATCTTCTGACCCATCAGTTGACAACGATGGTAACACACTATTGACTGGTGCGTTATATTGGAATACAACAAGTAGCGAGATGCGTGTTTATAGCGGTAGTGCATGGATAACTTCTTACTTGCCTGCGGCTGGTTATTTAGCACTGTCTGGCGGCACGATGACGGGTGCAATTACGTTTAATGCTGGACAGACTTTTACTGGTACTTTGCCGTTAGCTGGCGGCACAATGACGGGTGCAATTACGTTTAATGCTGGACAGACTTTTACTGGTACTTTGCCGTTAGCTGGCGGCACAATGACGGGTCTATTGACCACGAAAGAGTTAGCGTTAACTAAGACCGCACCAAGTATTTCAGCGGGAGTTTTGACGTTAGACTGCTCATTATCTAATACATTTGCTGTTAGTTTAAACGCTGCAATTACCTCGTTTACAGTTAGTAATATCCCATCATCGGGTAGTTACTATGAGTTTAATTTAGAGTTTACAGCAGATGGTACAGCGCGTGCTGTAACATGGACTTTCTCAAGCGTTGCAGTTAAATGGCCTGGTGGTACAGCTCCTACGCTAACAAGCACAAACGGTAAAAAAGACACCTTCGTATTCTACACTTATGATGCAGGGACGACTTGGCTTGGCTTCGTTGCAGGGCAAAACCTATGAGTCTTTTAAAAGTTGCAGGAACAACTGCGTCTAGCGGTACACTCTATGTCGATGACGTATTTTCCACTTGGCTCTACACCGGCAACGACTCAACGCAGACTATCACTAACGGCATTGACTTGGCTGGTAAGGGTGGATTGGTTTGGGTAAAGTCACGAAGTGCAACCACCAACAACTTTCTATTTGATACAACGCGCGGTGTAAACGTCGAAATAAACAGCAATACAACGGATGCAAACGCAACATTAGCTAACAGCGTTACAGCCTTTAACTCAAGCGGTTTTGCATTAGGAAGTGCAGCGGGTATTAACGTAAGCGCAGCTACCTACGCATCATGGACATTCCGCAAAGCCGCGAAGTTTTTTGATGTGGTTACGTTCACATCGTCTGCGTCAGGTAATAAAACATTTAACCACAATCTTGGTTCTACACCAGGATGCGTCATTATCAAAAACACACAGACCGCTGACGGTTGGCTTGTTTATCACCGTTCTGTCGGAAACAATGCTTATCTTTTGCTCAATACTACGGCTGGACAAGACCCATTGGTTGGCGCGTTCTCTGCAACCTCCACGACATTTACCATCAGTAGTTCGCTGATGTACAACAGTCAAACTTACGTCGCCTACCTATACGCCCACGACACGTCATCAACTGGGATTATTCAGTGTGGGAGTTACACGGGTAATGGAACAACCAATAACATATCACTTGGTTGGGAAGCGCAATATGTCTTAATAAAAAGTGCTTCTAATGCTAGACCTTGGGTGATATTTGATACTATGCGAGGGTTTTGTAATTCGCCAACACCAAGCTCTAAGGCTTTATTCCCAAACGCTTCTACGGCAGAAACACCTTATTACGGACCAACACCAACAGCTACGGGTTTTGGAACGACGTCTGGTGATGGTGATAATGATTATAATGGGTCGGGTCAAACCTACATCTACATGGCAATCCGTCGCCCAAACAAGCCGCCTACAACGGGGACGCAGGTTTATACCAATGCAATTCAAACAACGGGCATAACACCTACTACAAGCACTACTGGATTTGTTACGGATTTAATTATTCAATCGCAGTCACCTTCAGCTGCTAATAAATTTTGGTCTGATAGATTACGAGGCACTACTTCAAACAACTATGCTTATGTGATATCAAACTCAACGTCTGTTGAAGCAACTGGGACTGGTGGTGGTATAGGTTTAGATAACAACACAGGTTTTTCAAATAACTTAATTGGTATGAATCCAACTTACAATTGGAACTTCAAACGCGCCCCCGGATTCTTTGATGAGGTTTGTTGGACGGGAGTTATTGGAGCTACAAACCAACGAGTTAACCATAACCTTACCGTAGCGCCAGAATTGATTATTTATAAAGGAAGAAATAAAGTTAACTACTGGCGTGTTTATTATGGAAACATTAATCAGTATATTGCATTAAACCTTGATTCTGCTGTTGTTACAGGCTCTAATTTTTGGGGGTCATCGGCACCAACCACTGCTGATTTTGGAATAAATTGTGGCAGTATGGATTTGGATAACTTTAACGCTGTTGCCTACCTATTCGCCACACTCGCTGGAATCAGCAAAGTAGGCTCTTATACGGGTAACGGTACAGGACAAGCAATTGCGTGTGGATTTGGCTCTGCTGGTGCAAGGTTTGTCTTGATTAAGCGTACAGACTCTACTGGCGGTTGGTACACATTCGATTCGGCTCGTGGTTTAACAAGTGGCTCAAGCCCATACTTACTACTTAATAGTACAGCGGCAGAAACTACAGGTAATAACGGTGTGTACGCATCATCGGGTGGCTTTACACTAGGTGCAACGGCAATAACAACGACCAATATAGCATCAGCATCTTATATTTATTTGAGCGTAGCATAGGACATATCAATGGCAAACTATATCAATTTACAAACACATCAAGTTAGCACGGAATCTGAAATCCGTGCAGCGCATCCTAACACATCTTTCCCTGTGCCTTTTACAGTAGAAGGTTACTCGTGCGTGTTTGATGCACCTCAACCAGATTACGATAAGTACACGCAGACTATCGCTCAAGGCGTACCTGTAGAAGCTCTACCTAATCACTGGGAACAAACGTGGATAGTCTTAGACCTCAATGCAGAGCAACTTGCTGAGGCACAAGCGCAAAAGATTGAAGATGAGAAAGCAAAAATCAAAGCAGAGATTGCAAAACTAGAAGATTCGGTCACACCACGCAGACAGCGTGAAGCCATCCTCAATATCGACACCACATGGCTTGCAAACGTTGAGCTTCAAATCGGGCAGTTAAAACAGCAATTAATGGAGTTATAAAATGCCAGACGAAGCCTGCCGCCTTGCTAAAGTAGAGCAACGAATTGAAAACCTTGAAGAAATATTTGAAGATCGGGGTAAAAAACTCGACGCCATAATTGCCACCCTTGAAGAAATGAAGAACGAGCAAACACGTTATAAAGGTTTCATTGGCGGTATCGTTTTTACCATTGGAGCATTATTTTCGTTTATCGCTTGGTGGACGAGTAAGTAATGGAATTCCTACAGTTCGCAACCGACGTAGGTTTTCCTATAGCCGCTGCCTGTGTCGGTATGTACTTTGTTTTTTTAACCATTAAGTTTTTGCTTGATAGCGTACTTGAAAAGATTAAAAGCCTTATCGGTATCATCAAGCAACTTGATAGGCGTGTTACCGCTATGTCAGAGGATATTGTAAAAATAGACGTGCTAATGACAGAAACGCTTGATATGCCAATTGAAAAAGAAAAAGTGGCAAGGTTCAATAACCCGCAAGAAAAGAGAATTGACTAATGGATGTTGACGCATTAGCTAAGTATATCAACCAATATGGATTCCCCATTATTGCATCGGGGAGCATGGGTTACATTGTCTATTTCGTTTGGCTTTGGGCAACATCGATTGTTAAGCCAATCCTTAGCGAAACAACAGACGCGCTGATTGAATTAATCGACCAAATACGCCTGCTTGATAATGATATGATTCGCTTAACACAAAAATTAATTACGGTACTTTCTATGAGATCACGAAAATGAAAACAGGCGAACGCGGTTTAAAATTAATTAAAGAATTTGAAGGTTGCAAGCTCAAAGCGTACCAATGCCCAGCGGGTGTTTGGACTATTGGCATTGGCTCAACACATTATGGTGATGGCACACCAGTTACTAAAAATAGAACGTTGCCTAATGAAGGGGCGGCAATCGCTTTATTAGCCGCAACAATTGGGCAATACGAAAAAGCCGTCAATGCAACAGGCGTTGAATTAACACAAAATGAATATGATGCACTGGTTTGCTTATGCTACAACATTGGCGCAGGTAACTTTTTTAAATCTACACTTGTTAAAATGCTAAAAGCCGGTGACGACAAGGCAGAAATAGCAAAGCAATTTTTACGATGGGATAAAGCAGGTGGAAAACCGCTTGCTGGATTAACGCGAAGACGAAATGCTGAAGCGGAATTGTTTTTAACGCCATAATAAAAAAGCCGCTTATTCAGCGGCTTTATTTTTAATCATCCATTTTTGATAGGCTTCTTCAGGTGTTAAGCCAGAGCAAACAGCCGTTGTTTGTGTGTAACATAACCAAATTCTACCTATCTTTTTAAGTCGTGGTTTCATGCACTGTGTTCACTTATAAACACGGGTTGCATGGGATTATCTGCAAACCATTTTAATTTTATCAAATAATCGCGCATGGCTTGATAACGCAAGCCGCCTGATGGTTTACCACTTTTAAATTCATACATTACACGCCCTCTTTTTCTTTTAACTTATCAAAATACCACTGTGCTTTTTTTAAATCCTCAGCACCGTTTTTTTGCTTATAACGCCATTGATATTTTAATATGTTCCCGCGTAAAAATCCGATAAATTCTTCTTTTGTTAGCATTGATTCAATTGCGTCAATACATTCAACAGTGCCGCTGCTATAGTGCGCTGGTGAGTTTACGTTTTCTTTTTGCTTGTTTAGGTGTTTAATGACATTATCTAATCTAACGGGCGAACATTCAACAGGTGGCGTCAATTCTTCATAGCTTGTCAACGTGTACAAATAAGCGTTGTCTATTCTATCAGCAGACTTATGCACAATACCGTCTTTGATTAACTTTTGAACCTTAAATTCCACTTGATGTTGCTTTAAATCTGTTAGCTCGGTTATTTCGCGCATTGTCATGCCTTGACGGTTTCCGCGCTGGAGAATTTGCTGGATCATTTTTTTATCTCATTAAGTGCGTAAGGATGACAGGTTAGATTCCATCTGCCTGCAAATTGCAAATTTTTAAACGCAAAATCCTGTTTAACTGCCGCGCTTTCACACGAAGCCTTATCCGCAAATTCAATTGTTGATTGTGTAAGCTCACCGTGAGTGGTTACAGCGATAATTAAAATATAAGCTGTTGTTGCAATCATTTTGTTTCTCCAATGTGGCGGTAACGTACACCATAAGCAAACCCAATGGCTTTATC